TAACAAGACAATAGCTATTTGAAAAAGACTACCCGCATATGTATACCATGGACTACGAGATTTAGCAATCGCTCTATCGTCTTCCAATTTACGAGCCTTAGCCATTAATTCTTTTTTGCCTTCGCCAGTGGCCGGATCGCTTTCATATCGATCTATTTTTGCTTTTAAGTTTTCTGCGCTCTTTGTTTTATTTGAAGCAACTGCATCATCATATTTCATTTCTGTCAATGTTTGTTTGATTGATTTTGCTTGATAAAACGCCCAAGTATTATTTGCTTCTATAGTATTATTTAAAACTTTGCTACTATTGCTGCCGCCCATTAATGTATTAATTGCCAAAAGTGCAGCAAGTACCGTAATTACCCATCCCGCTTTATCTTTTATTTGAGCTTCGCGCTCGCTTCTTGATAGAGGTTTTGTTTCAGCCATTTTTTCTCCTTATTATATTGACTTCCACTGGTTTATATAATATAATGTATACTAATATTTATAGTCTAAGGGTTTTCTAATGAAGTTTTATACGAGCGTTAATCAGTATGGTAACAATATTTTGGTCAGGGGTGTCAATAATGGACACAAAGTACATGACCGAGTAGCGTTTAAACCGTCTTTATATGTACCGAACAAAGATAAAGCAACGGCAAAATCGTTGTTTGGAAAACCGCTTGCTGAGGTTAAATTTGATAGCATTAACGACGCCAAAGAATATGTGAAATTATATAAAGATGTAGAGGGTTTTGAGATCTACGGAAATACGAATTATGCCTATCAGTATATCTCATCCACTTTTAAAGATGATGTTGAATTTGATATGTCTCAGTTGAAAATATGGACACTTGATATTGAAACATCTGCAGAGAATGGGTTTCCTGATGTAGGTAATCCTCAGGAAAAAGTGTTGCTTATTACGACACAGGATTATGTGTCTAAGCAAATAGTATCGTTTGGTCTATATCCTTGTGAAAAAGTAAATGACAAACATACCTATGTTCATTGTAAAGATGAAATAGATCTATTATCTCAGTTCTTAGAATATGTTGCTGAGGATCACCCGCATATCATTACAGGTTGGAACGTAGAGTTTTTCGATATCCCTTATCTATGTAATCGTATTACTAAAATGTTAGGCGATGATGCCTTGAAGAAATTTTCGCCTTGGAAAGTAGTTGAGGAAAAGAGTATCACCAGATTTCAGAAAGAGTCTATTGCATTCTCAATTCTAGGTATTGCTATTCTAGATTATCTTGATCTGTATAAGAAGTTTACTTATGGTAATCAAGAGTCATATAAATTGGATCACATTGCTAAGGTAGAGCTTGGTAAAGAAAAATTAAATTATGATGAGTTTGTTTCTTTTAATGAATTCTGGAAAGGTGATTGGCAGAAATTCGTTAGGTATAACGTAATTGACTGTGAACTGGTTGACGAGCTAGAAGAAAAGATGAAGCTCATTGAATTAATTCTTACAATGGCATATGATGCGAAATGTAACTATGTAGACATTTTCTCAGCAGTAAGAACTTGGGATTGTATTCTTTATAACCAACTTCTTAAGAAAAATATTATTGTTCATCAGAATGAGCGCAAACAAGGAAGGTCTATTGCTGGCGCTTATGTGCAGACTCCTAGACCAGGCAAATATAAATGGGTTGTTTCTTTTGATGCGACTAGTTTGTATCCTTCAATTATTATGCAATATAATATGTCGCCAGAAACAATGGCAACAGAAAGTAAATATCGAGACATTAAAGTGTCAGAATTACTAGAAAGTTCTATTGACACATCTGATTTAGTTGACAATAAATTTTGTATGGCAGCAAATGGCGTATGTTATACTACAGACAAACAAGGCATATTCCCCGAAATTGTTCAGAAGTTATTTGACGATAGAAAACAGTATAAGAAATTGATGTTGGTTGCACAGGCCAAGTATGAAGAGTCAAAAGATAAAATTTGGCTCAAAGAAATTTCTAAGTATAATAATTTTCAGATGGCTCGTAAGATTCAGATGAATTCTTTATTCGGTGCGATGGCTAATGAGTTCTTTAGATTTTATGATGACCGAGTAGCAGAAGGCATTACTTTATCGGGTCAGTATATTATTCAAAAGGTTGGCGTAGCATTGAATGAATATTTGAATAAAATTTGTGGTACGAAAGACTTTGAATATTCGTTCTACTCCGATACTGATTCCTGTTATGTTACTTTAGATCCTCTTGTAGAAAAATACTATAAAGATAAAGAACCAGAAAAGATTGTTGACATCCTAGATAAAATTTGTGAGACCAAAATTCAAGAAGTATTGAATAAGGTATGTAGTGAAATTTCAGAATACACCAATGCCTTTCAGAATAAAATTGTATTTAAACGAGAAGCGATTGCGGAAACAGGTGTGTGGGTAGCTAAGAAACGATATGCTTTGAATGTTTATAATAATGAAGGCATTACATATAAAGAACCTAAGCTAAAGGTTATGGGCTTGGAGATTGTTAGATCATCTACTCCTGAACCTATTCGAGAAGCTCTTCGCAAAGCTGTTAAATTAGTTCTTACTTCAGATGAAAATACATTGCAATCTTATATCATGGGTTTTGAAACAGACTTTAGAAAAATGAAGGCAGAAGATATTTCATTCCCTAGAGGTGTAAATGGAGTAGAAAAATATACTGACAGAAACAATATATATAAACAGGCTACTCCGATGCATGTCAGAGGAGCGTTGCTCTATAATTTCTATATCAACAAAAATGACTTGAGAAAGAAATATGAGCTGATTAAAGAAGGCGATAAGATCAAGTTTGTTTATCTAAAAGAACCAAACACTATCGGCGAAAATTGTATAGCATTCAATACTGTTATACCTCCTGAATTAGACCTATTAAAGTTTATTGATTATGAAAAAATGTTTGACAAATCTTTTCTAGAACCTATGAATACAATATTAACAGGTATCGGTTGGTCTGCTAAACCACAAGCAACATTAGAAGGATTATTCGGATGAAAAAAATATTAATTGCGTTTATATTATTCGCAGGGCTATCAGTACAAGCTTGGGAACAAAGAGCTCCCCTACCTGTACAGGAATGTAGAATACACGCACCATATGGATTTGCAGAAACAAAGAAAGAATTGCAACCTATTTGCAGACATGCTTTTCTTGTCGCATATGATCCTACTGCAAAAATTCCAGCATACGTAGCGTATACCTTGCAACCTGACAATGCCATTGGTTGCATTGCAAGAACAAATGCATTCGTTGCAGACAAGTCTATTAAGAATGGTCCAAAGCCAGATGACTATGCCGGCACAGGATATGATAAAGGCCACGTAGTACCAGATGGCGATTTATCATGGGATCAACAAATAGAATATGAATCATTCTTAATGACAAATATGGTTCCGCAAGCTGGCTCATTAAACAGAGGCATTTGGAAACTACTTGAAACTTCTGTTAGAGGTTGGGCATCGCAAACAAATAATTCATATAATGTTATCGGCGGCGGTATCTATACTGATAAGGATAAAAAAATTGGATCGGGGGTAATTGTTCCTACTGCATATTATAAAATTGTCATTAACAATAAGACAGGTGAATATGCTGGTTGGATGTTTCCTCACGTTGCGCCATATCCTAATTTAGGAAATGATTTAACGAAATATCGTTTACGTGTAGATGATATTAGAAAACAGGCAGGTATTAATTTTGTTACTCCTAAAAAGGGAACAGAATTAGCGCCTGGTTCAGAATGGAAAGTTGACTTTGGCAAATTGACCAAAGATAAAAGGGCAAAGTGCGGTAAGAATGACTAGACATTTATTGCATTATGCTATATAATATTGAAATATACTTAAGGAGTTGTTATGTCTTTACTTGACAAATTGAAAAAGAATTCTACCATAAAGGAAACAGAAGTTTTAAATAAATCAAAGTTCTTCAATAAGAAGGATATGATTCAGACTTCTGTTCCTATGATTAATGTTGCGCTATCTGGTAGTTTAGAAGGTGGGTTAACCCCAGGGTTAACTGTTTTTGCAGGTCCATCTAAACATTTTAAGACAGCGTTTTCTTTGTTACTTGCAAAAGCTTATATGGATAAATATGAAGATGCTGTTGTGTTATTTTATGATTCTGAGTTTGGCAGTCCTCAGTCTTACTTTGATAGTTTCGGGATCGATACCAATCGAGTACTTCATACACCCATAACAGATATTGAACAATTAAAGTTCGATATCATGTCTCAGATCAATCAAGTTGAACGAGGCGATCATATTATTATTGTTGTAGACTCGGTTGGCAATCTTGCATCTAAGAAAGAAGTCGATGATGCACTTGAAGGTAAATCTGTTGCAGATATGACTCGAGCTAAACAGATGAAGAGCTTATTCCGAATGGTTACACCTCATTTGAATATTAAAGATATTCCGATGGTTGTTGTTAACCATACCTATCAGGAAATTGGTTTGTTCCCTAAACAGATTGTTTCTGGTGGTACCGGCATTTACTATTCTGCAGACAACATCTTCATTATTGGTCGCCAACAAGAAAAAGAAGGAACAGATGTTATTGGATATAACTTTATTGTTAATGTCGAAAAATCTAGATTCGTTCGTGAAAAATCTAAGATCCCTGTTGAAGTGACATTCGAAGGTGGTATTAGTACATGGTCTGGTTTATTAGATGTAGCAATCGAAGGCAAGTTTATTGTTAAGCCATCTAATGGTTGGTACTCAAAAGTAGACCCAGCAACAGGTGAAGTTGAAGAAAAGAAATACCGTGT